GTTTAGTACTTACATGTGGAGCGATAGCTTGTCCTATTGGACTGTTGAAGATACCAGTTAAGTTTTGTACTAACTGTGCTTGTGATGCAAAGTGTCTAGCACCTACAGGCCTCAGTTTACCTTTAGCTGTAATATCTTCTTTAGTTATCTCAAGGAATTTAGGTACACCTAGATCATCATCTAAAGTACGTACTACATCACCAGTATCCATGTTCCTACGTGCTACTTCTAGCATGGAATTAAGGAGAGGTTCTAAGCACTGTCTTTCAAAGGCTGTGATCTTCTCTTGGAAGATTCTAGAAGCTGCATTCTGTAGCTCAGCTACTTCAAAGGCAGTCTTCTCACCAGGAGAACGAATCCCCATAGCCTCTCTAGGAGCTCCTGCAAACTGCTCCATCCGCTGTTCTAAGATAGCTATCTGAGTGTCTGCATTAAGTGCTGTAGTGTCAGGTACGAGCATCTGGACATCACCAGCCTCATCGATATGGATCTCCTCACCAGGAGCCCAATCAAACTGTTCTACTTCACCTATAATCTTAAGGGGTGGATAGGCAATGAGATCGAAAACATCTGCTTTTAAGTTTTCAAGATGATCTATACGATACTGCATACCTACCAAATTATCCAAAGGCCCCATAGCATATAGGCTATCTGGACGTAAACGCCAACCTACATGCACTTTGCTACCTTTACCTAACCAACTTGGTATAGGTTCTTTACGTATCACTTCACGCCTATCAATGATAGTCACTATGTGATCTTTGAGTAGCTTACCTGAGTCTGCATCGTGAATGTCTCCCTCTATCTCTAGGAGTTCTACGAACGGAGACATATAATATTCTTGTAGGTTGCCGAAACCATCCACACTGTACTCGACAGCCTTATTAAAGTCTTCCCTAGAGAAGCCACTCGCGTTCAGCCTCAAATCCTTAGTCTTCTTAAGAGCTTCCTTCAAATATAGATTATCAGGCTCTCTATCAGAATCTGCCTCTAATTCACCGACAGTTTTGATTGTACGTGTAATCTTAGGAGAAGAATAAAAGTCTGGAGAGATAGGGTTTATACAAATGTCTAGAGGACTGATACGGACTGCTTTAGGCCCAATATAACCGATGATAGTCTCACCAGTCTCTTCATCAATCCTAGTCTCCTTAACGAAGATAGCATCTCCAAAGGCATTGCCCCAATCAATATAGTCATAGAGTAAGCGAGAGACTGTTTCAATAAAGCCACCTTCTCTGGTCTTATTAGCCATATATGCCTGGATAACTTCAGCCTTTGCAGGTTGATCATCATCTAGGGTATGCCCTTCCCAACGTAACCATTGATCATTCGGAAAGAGAGCAGCCATGTATTGAGCATGGAGATTATCTCTTATCTGAGTGAGCTTAGGAAGTGTTGTACTGTTCTTCCAAGGAAGTTGATTATTTGTAGTTTTAGTTGTATCAGTTGCAAACAAGAAGTTACGAAGCTCTAAGTTTTCATTCAACCATTCTTGTTTTTGATTATACCAGTTATCCCATAGATATGCAACACTTGTTGCTAAGGGAGTGGCCTCCAGCATACCTTTGAGTTCTGCTACTTTACCTGCCAATTTCTTATACCTTATATTGATCCAGTTTGAGGGCCTAACCCACCAAACCGACGATTATAGATTACGTTAGTTTTACTTTTATTCTTTGTTGCATATCTCTTAGGAGCTATCGCAATGTCTATTACAGATGCTAGTGCATCTTTAACATCATCATGAGGTGGCTTCGCTAAGAGCAACTCTTCTTCTAAAAGTGTGCAGTTACCGCCTTTATAGTGCCATACTGCTAAATTATCATATCGAGGTTCTAAGATAGATGCTACTCTTTCTTCCTTAGAACCTTCTTTTGCCATAGGTCTGTATTCATCTACAGAGAGTGCAAGGCCTTGGGGTTTTATATACCCTTCTTTAAGCTCTCTTACAATAGCTACTTGAGCAGCGGTTACTTCCGCTCTTAACTTTCTAAAGCCCCACTTATTATACATTGCTAATATATTAGAGAAATAGATAGGAATACGGTCTGTTTTAAAACGCTCTATATCTAATATGTAGATATTCTTATCTTTATCAATCCCTATTACAACTATTGCTGTATAATCAGACTTTAAGTTTAGACTGAATGCAAAGTCAACAGAAGCAAATACATTAAGTTTTCTATCCTTGAAGTACCAATTTCCGTACTCACACGTAAGATGTTCTCTAGAATAGTATTGAAACTTAGCTCTTTGTATTCTTGCATTTTCTGGATCATTAGGGTTGTTGTAGTATTGTGCATGGAACTGGGTACTGTCAATGTACTCAGCCTTGATCTTCTCTAATGTAGACCTGTCAAAGCCAAAGAACTTACCATCACCACGCATCTGTTTAGGCCAGAGAAAAACTCCTTGATCCTCTACAACACGCTCCATGATTTCGTATACTTTGTCCTTCCCTATGTACTGATCAGTCTCTTCTTCAAATACTGAATACTCTAGCCCTAAGAGTGTATCGTAAAGGTCTCTAGGGTGGTACCTAGTACCTACAACTGTTGAGCCTGCCCCAGGGTTCTTGATAGATGCTAATTGAGAATACATATTAGCTACTTTCTCTCTACCCTCTCCTGTGTAAGCATTAGCAGGTACAACAACATCATCTAAGCAGACATGATCTGCGTGAAGACCTGTAATTGTAGCTGTCAAGCCCCTAGCCATGACTGTAAAGTCTCGTATACCTTCTTCTTCCCTCTTAGGGTGATCAACAGTTATCTCACCAACTGTCCATCGTGTACGTCTCCCCTCTTCAGCCTTAATAAGGTCTGGCCATAAGAGCTGGACTACTTCACTCTGAAGTATATTCTTAATAGCAAAGAGTTGAGCTTCAGCTAACTGTGCAGTGGCTGAGATATACAGGATAGTGATGCAAGGGTCTTTAACAATGTACCAAGCCATCTTAACAGCAGCACAATGCGACTTCTGGTGGCCTCGAGGAATGAGGGCTAGCTGATTATCCTTACGGATATCTTTAGTCCAGAAATCAAAGAGATCTAGATGTATGTCTCCATACATTCTACCAGGATTGACAAGTTTAGCGAAATACTCTAGACTATCTTCAGCACTCTTACGAATGCCTTCCATATTCTTAAGTAAAGCGTTCCTCTTATGCCTATTCACTGGTTCCCATTCTCGATAGTAAATTTACAACTTTCTTATCTACATCTGACATACGTTGAGCTTCTTTACTCTTCTGAGCTTTAGAAGGTCTACCAGCACCTACACGTTTATCTAACTGTTTCATCAGCTCTTTAGCTGCTGCTACATTACCTTCTTCAGCCGCTCGTATTACTACAGCCTTCCCGAGTGCAGCTTCACGGATAAGAACTTCTTCTCTCCAAGAGTCTATGTGAGGATGAAACCAAGAAGTATTACACAGCTTCTGCCAATGTTTCCAATCACCTAATAGCTTCATAGCAGCTTCATATTCAGAAGCACAAGCCATGTATATTTGATACATCGATAGGGTGTCTTTCCAGTCATACTTCTTAAGGTTGTACACAGGAATTGCCCCTGCACTCTGTAAGTTAAATTCGTGAAAAAGCCCTGTTGTAAACTCTATATTCTGTGAGTTCATCAGTTTATTACGAGGGAATAATGGCTCTATCATTTTTAGATACCTGTAGAGCTATCTGCTGAAACTAGTGCGTTAATTTCAGGTAATGTTAAGCCACTGCTGATAACTACTACATCTACAGCAGCAACAATAACTGCCAAGGGAGCAGGCTCTCCACGATAGTCTGCATAGAGAGCTGCAACTACGGTAGAAGTTGTGACACCAGTTGCCTGTAAGTCGATAACAGCTTGTTCAAGTGCCGTAGGTATGACTATTGGTATATCCTCATACCCATTAGGAATGTCTAAACCATCATAGGTGAGTTGCTGCCCTTCTGGTAGTGCTGAGAAGAAAGGGTTGTTCTCATCTAGCTCAACTACATCAGGTGGAGTTATGCTGTGTAAGCCCTCTATGGCTTCTGTCTTTGTTACTTTGTTGTAATATCTG